GCAATGTCTTCAGTTTTTTTATATAAATCTCTTTTTTGTTCCTTTGCTTCTCTATAAGATTTTTTTAAAGATTCATTTAAAGTTTTCTTAACATTTTCTGGTTCATTTTCACCCAATATTCTAGCAAGTAATTCTTTCCCTTTATCTTTTACTTGAACTGCTGTTTCTTGCATTTTATTGGTAGCACCTGCTCCCGGAATTTTAGCAAGAATATTTTCATAATTATATTTTAAAGAAGGGGATTGAATAACATCACCTAAAGAAGTTGAAGTTCCTCTTGTAATATCTAAATTTCTTTGTAATTCCTCTGGAGATAAAGTCCCTCTAAATAATTTTGATGGTCTTAATTTTCCTAATCCACCAAGAGATGCATCTAAAATTCCGGATATTCCCCCAAAAGTAGCCGCGCTTGAAAGCCTATTTTCAGGGTCTTCTAATGCACCAAAAGCTGCGCTTCCTAATGCTCTTCTTGACATTCTTGGAAGGAAACTTTCACCACCTAAGGCTTGTGCTGCTTTTCCTATATAAGGTAATCCTTCTGCTCCTAATCTAGCAGCTCCAGCAATTTCTCCACCTCCCAGAAATCCTGCTATGTCTCCTGCTAATTTACCTATTTCATAAGCAGTCCCTTCGCCTGTTTTTACATAAGGAAGATTTGCTCCCACAAAATTAGCACCTGATCTCATTAAATTTGATAATTTATCTCCCATTCCTAAAGTAAACTCAACAGGAGAACTCTCTGCAATAGATTGCAATGTGGATTTTTTTCCTGAATTTTTATCAATAGAAGATTCATCAGGAATCGATCTGATAGAAGTTTCTTCATCAGGTATTGATCTTATTTTAATCACTATTATCTTCTCCTATATCCCGATTTTAAAGCTTCTTCTGCGTCTTCTTGATGAACCAAAACTGGTTTACCTGAAGGATCATACATTTTAACATTGTATTGTTCATTTTGTGGACTATTATTTGGTTTTTTAATGCTCAAATATTCTTCTCCGGTATATCCTTTAGATGCACCTTTTGTTTGAATGGATGCATATTGATTTATCCATTTTTTTAATACATCAAACCTTTTCTGAACTTGTTTTGGATCATTAATTACTCCTGAAGTAGGATCAATCATTGGAGCAATAGTTTCTTTAACATAGTCAGGAACAACTGATGTAGCTAATGTTTTTCTTACAGTATCCATTAATGCATTTTTAGTTACTTTTTGAAAAGCATCATAATCTCTATAATCTTCTGATGGTTGTAATCCAGGTATATTTAATGCCATTTCAGCAGCATTTATCCCTTTCTTTCCCATTCCCCATAATCCTGAAAACTTTTTTAGCGGTTCAAGATCTATTTCATTTATTTCATTTATTAATTGATTTGCTGCAACTGCATTTCTCTTTGATACAGGATCCAACGTATATCCTTTTCTTAAATTTGCATAATCTTCAAAAATATTAGAAGTAGGATTTCCATTATTCTCTTGATTTATTTCATTAATGGCAGTTGATCCTATATTAGGAACAGATGAAATATCTTGATCAATCGGTATATTTGATAATTTACCACCTTGTTTTAAGTAATCACTTATAACATAAGGTTCTAATATTGTTTTACCGTAATTAGAAACATTCTTAAGCATTTGATTTGGGCTATTCAAATATTGAGCCATTGCATTTTTATATGCAGTATCTGCTTTAAATTTTTCTGGATAATATTTAATTTCTTGCTGAATTTGCTGCATTCTTATGCTATTTAAAGCATCAGAAAGTTGTTTTTGTTTAAGATCTTCTTGTAATCCAGGTTCTAAATATTTCATCTGAACATCATTCTGAGCAATCTGTTGCTGTCTAAGCTGATTCATTAAATCAGCTTCTGACTGTTTACGAGATTGTTCTTGAGCAGCTTGAATCATAGAAGGCAATTGAGATACCGAATAAGCAAGCGGACTTACTTGTGCCACTGATAAAGGCATATATTGTTGAACTGGAGTTGGCATAAATTATACTTCCTTTTGTTCTACATGGAACATTTAGTTATACAGCAAAACCAGCCATCCACCATGGAGCACTAGAAGGCGCAAACATAGCTGCTGTTCCCATTCCTGTTAATCCTCCCCACAATCCAGATTTAGCTGCATTTTGATTTGCGGCGCCTGCGTAGGACAAATTAGCTTGAGATGCTAAATTATTGGCTAAACTTTGAGCTAAAGTATCAGACGCATTATATCCCATATGATTGATATCGCTTTCTATTCCAAGACCTGTATTATATAAGCCCGTCGCACCACTAAGACCTGTATTATATTGAGACAATGCATGATTAAGATAATTATAATAATCTTGATTTGCCAATTGATTCGTTGTATTTGCGACGTATTGTTGTTCCGAAGGACTCCCTAACATTCCACCGGCAGCGGCTGCTTTATTAGCTTGCTGTGTTGCTTGATCAACTTGATATTGATACCCAGGAGAAGCTGTATATCCAGATCCAATCTGATTCATCATTGCAGTCGGGTCTTGAATAAGCTTTAGATACTGATTCTGTACTGTCGGACCCATACCAGTTAAAGATTGATATTGTTTTTGTAAATCCGTTAATGCACCTTGTCCCGCAGTAATATAGGGATCATAGTAAGGTTTTATGGTGCCAGGAATCTGATTAAGATAATTCATCGCATCTTTTGATGGATCAGATGCCCCAAAAATACTATCAAAAGTTCCCATATCAATATCCTTTATATTATTACTACAAATCCGCTTGGTTTCTTAACTTTCAATTCATTTGTAAATGAATCATAAATCAATGTCCCATTTTTAGCTTTACCTTCTATTAATCCAATTTGGCCTCCTGTAGTAGGAGGCGTCACAGAATTTGGATCAGATGACAAAGAAGGTATTACGCATCCAGACTCACCAAAATTCTCATTAATTTGGCCTAATAATTGATCAATCGTCATTTGCCAAGACGTACTTAAATATCCGTCTTTATCAACTATTTTATCTGCTATCATTAATGGAGCTTTCATTTAGTTATACTCACTGTGCCATTACCAACTACAAAACGACCAAATCCAAAAAACTTAAATTGTGGAACAAATTCATTAGAACGACCTAATCTCCAAAAATTAATAAGATTACGCCGAGTGCCAAAATCATTTAAGGTATAAGAAACATCACTCCCAAATGTATAACCGCCATCTGTTGATATACTGAGATCTACTCTTGGTTTTTCTACCGTCGTTGAAAATTCAGGCGAAGCAGATTGGCCGCTATAATTAAAATCAGTTCCTTGTTCTATAACAAAATTAAGATTATTTGTTACAAAAGGAGAACTATCTGGCTTTCTAATAGTAGGAGTAATAATGATTCTGGGAATTTCATATAATTGAAGTTCACCATTTTCATTCAAACCATAATCATAGTTTGTATATTTTGAGCTAATTTCATACAAATTTCCATCAATAGTGCTTACAAAATAGTAACTATTATTAAAATAAGCCACTTTTTTAGCTATATGATGGTTTAAATTTTGATCAGATAATGTATAAAACTTTTTAGTTTGAAAATCAAACGCATAAGTAAGATTATCTGTAAAAAAAGTAATCACATAAAACAAATGTCCATCTTGCTTAAAGAAAAAACCATACGAATCTTCTGGATCGCTTAATTGAGCTAATTTAAAGTTAATCCCATCATTAGAGATTTGTTGAATATTTCCACCATCACTCAACATAATCACAGGACCAGATTTTTCGTTTGCTGCAAGCCAACATATATACTGATCACTGAAGGCGATAGTATCAGAACTTATGCAACCATAGTCTATATTAAATGATTGATTACGTTGATAGGGGAATGCATTTATACCTGTATCGGTCCACTGTTCTGTAACAGTATGACCCATGACAAAAATAAAATTACCTTTTCCAGGTAATCTAAATACGGCGGTAGGAATATCTCCCTTAGTTTGAAATAAACCCACATGTCCTTCATCGAACGGAAAGCTGCTACTAATCGTTTCATCAGATAACCTCCAAACCGGAGAATTAAGGTCAACAGTTAAAAATCTCCCATCTTGGTAAGATATATAACCGGGTTCAAAATCTAATGAAGCAGTGGATAATGTATTAGTAGAATAATTATAAATGTAAATATTTTTTAAATCACAAATACCTATTTCCATCTTTTCATTTTCATCCATGAAAATGTCGCCACTGGATGTCTGTATTTCTTGTACTTTTGAATAAGTGAGATCAGGATTAACAATGTATAATCCATCGTCAATAATAAGAAATAACTTGTTTGCTCGAGAACTATTAAATATCCCTCTTCCTACTCCGCGAGGAGAGATATTAATGACATTCTTATAACCTGCAAATGGAACCATGAACCCATCAGATTCAATCATATTCCATGATTGCTCAACTGATATTTTTTCATAACGACCAAACTTAGTTGAACAAGTCATTTGTAATGGTATAGATTGTAAGTGAGGAGAAGATGGATACATTAAACAGGCCTCCATCCACGTCCTATGTTCACATCAGCATAGTTAAGACTTGATTGTTTCCTAAAGTAACTCATTTTATCCATGCTTAAATCAGGTGGACTTACATCACGCAATTTAGCAATAATTTCTTTAAGTTTTTGTGAAACAGAAGGTGGAAGCATTACACCATATTCATTACACATATATTCAGCAAGTGCATGCCTTAAATATTCTATGTAAAACCTATCATAAGTTAATGATATATCTTGATACAAAGTTACTTCATTTAATGCAAACTTACCTACAATGGTTGCTGGATAATTATCTTGTGGTAAAAAATAAATATAAATTTTAGAGCCATCTAAAGTTCTTTCCACGTGATAGTTATAAGGCAAAGAAGCGATGTTATCTACTCGTCCTGTTCCAAAATAATCTTTACGAGTAGTATCTAGCATTGAATACCGAATAGAACCTATATTAAACGTCATGCTTTCAACAGCTACTAAGTTCTGAATATTGTAAACTTCCTGATTCTGAACTAAGTTAAAATTGTATTTTGTCCAGTACGGAATAAGATTAATATCACTGGATTTAAAATCTAATAAAAAATTAAGAAGATCTAATCCATCAGATACTTGTTCACCAGAAGGCTGTTGAAGCCCTCTGGCTACTATTCCAGACAAATACCAAGCTCTCGTAATAAGCTGATAAGCAGTATATGCCATTATTTAACATCCTGTATTAAACGTAATAGTCAAACCCTGCAACATCAATTGCAACAGCATCACTACCATTGGCAACTTTGTACTTAATTTTCGGCAACGCTGTTACCAATTGTGAAAGAACCATTACATTGTCACTTATAATAACAGAAGATACTTGTCCTGTTATTGTCACAGCATTTCCTACCCCATTTCCTGGCGTAAGATTAAGCGCATGACCAGCCGCTGCGGGTGTAAACGCAAAAGCTATATTCACAGGCATATTATCAACTGCTGGGACCAATGCAGATAAATCAATAGCCGTATATGAAGTCGCTGCACCTGCCGTTATAGAGGTAGCTTGAGGGGCATCAAAAACAAACTTACGACTACTATTGCTTCCAGCAACATACATTTTCAAGAAATGCGTAGAA